CGGTATGCTCTTAGCCAACGCTCTTCGTCTTGATAGCGATAGTCTTCTGCACGTTTGTAACGCTCAATGACAAATGGTATGATATTAGACACGTCAGCATCAAAAGTCACAGAATCGTCTGTATCCTCTAACGCAATAGCGTCATCTTCAATCATGATATCATCTTCATCCATACTTTTTTTCCTTAGTATCCAAAGGTAGCATCTGCAACTTGCATACCGCCACCGGGTCTACCCATCGGGTCATAATCAAATATACTAAACCTTGGTCGTGACATTATACCATACCTTAACGCATCGTACAAGTGGTCTTCTGCTTTCGTGTCCACATCCTCTGGATTCTTTTTATCCAACGGGATGGACGGTAATTGGGCGACAATGTTTGTGCAACTATCAAAGAAAACAAGTCTAGGCTCTTCCGTAAATTCATCTACCTGTAAACGCCTGTGTATCTCATTCTTACCTGCTACACGGCTACCACGGCTGCGGTCTGATGGTCTCCACCTGCAACCTCTGCTTATCATCTGTTCCGCAAGAGACGGTCCAGTATCACCACGCTTATGCCAAAGACTACTATCCAAGACACCATATTTAATATTTCCATCTTCCGCTTCTAACTCCAATACCATATCAGCTAAGTCCGTAGCTAGGACTTTCGACACGTACAATTCCCTGTACACAATGAGTTGCTCAGACGGTGCGACAGCGAACCAAACAACACCGCTGTAAGAACCATACCCGTAATCACATGCTCTGAACTTAACCCAATTGTTAGGAATATTAAAAGGTTCAACAACATGAATATCACGGTTAAACTCTGTGAACGCAGCACCTTCTTTAATATCCCAATCGCCCTCAAGGAGTTGTCTCCTTTGTTGCTCTGGGAGCGACAAGAGCATAGCTTCGTAGTCACCTGCTTCAGAGAGATACGGGTTGTCAGATAGTCTAGCAGGAATGAACCTACGTTTAAATAATGGCTTCCCAGCTTTGCTGTGACCTGCTGGATATCGAAGAACTTCACCCGTTTCACTATCTGTCGCATCATACGCCTTATTATATGGGGCAGGGTCAATAAACATTTTCTTTACCCAGTGATGCCCTCTTCCACCGGGGTTTGTTGTAGCCCTCATAAAGACGGGCAAATCAGGGGCAGTGGACCGTAGACGACTTCGCATGTAATTCCATGCATATGGCGATTGCCACTGGGTCAGTTCGTCAAAGCCTATCCAGCTAAAAGCCAGACCCTGATAACGCAGGACATCTTCATCTCTATCGAGGTATGACATCCACAACCTCGCACCAGATGGCGCAGTCCACTGCATCTTTCTTTCTGACCACTTAATACCGGGCCAGATTTTTGGATAGAGTTCCTGTGATTTAAATATTAGTTCACGTAACTCTTCCGTAGTATGTCGGAGCAACAGCCCACTAAACTGTGGATGCCCCATGTAACGAAGAGGGTCTGCAAGCATAGCGTAGGATTTACCACCACCTGCTGAACCACCGTAAAGAACTTCACGTTCACTTGCCGCAAGAAAGTCTGTCTGTGGGCCGGGGTTAGGTTTAAAGAGTACGTTAGCTGTTTCTTCTACACTCTCAAACTCAACAGCTTCAGATTCAATCTCTTGTATCTCAACCTGCGGCTTTTGAACCTGTTCTTTCTTCTTCGAGGCTTTGCGCTTTGGCGATTGCCTTTTCCGCATACTCTGCCCACTTGCGGAGGCTTTTAGCTTGGTTCTTACGCTGTCGCTCATACTGTAACCGCTTTCTTAATCCTACGTGTGATATGTATCTACCACTATTTGTACTCAGCCAGTTAGCTACCTCACGATAGCTGTATTGCTTTATGTATGTTCTGGCCTTTTCAAGCAAATCCAACTCAGTTGGAATGGGGTCAAGAATGTCGGGGTCTTCTTCATTTTGCTTGTAACCAAACGGTACAGTACGTGCAATGCGTGGTATCTGTACCCATTCGTTTTCTTCTTTAATGTCTGTTGGCTGTGGAAGTTTCCACTGCCCTGCTGTACGTGTCATTTTTTCTTTTTGCGGTTGTCTACTATAGTTACTGGGTTTACATAATTTTTTGTCGCTAAACCCCCGGCATACATTTTTTTATCTGAACCTATTGCACCAGACGTATCCAGTTGATGTAAGTGGTCCGCTAAATCATCCTTAGACATAGTTTTACCATCAGAGTATTTTGTTGTTACTCCTGCACTGTTTGCAATTTTCAATAAATTTGCTTTAGACATTTTGTCGTAATAAGTAGCCATTAGTCTTCGTCCTCTACTATTGCTTTAGCTGGCATAAGCATCACACCACCCGCTGCTTCTACCTGCACCTTCTCTGTTTTAATCAAACCTGTACGGTCTAGCAGTTCTTTAGCTGCAGACATCTTGTCACGAATACCAAGTTCAGTTGGGTCGTACAGTGCGCCTGTTACAGCCATTGCAGCTTTAGGTGCATTACGTGCCATGTACATCTGCGTTGCTTCGAGTATCTCTTCCTTGAGACCTTTTACAATTGCAGTTGTTGGCGTATTCTCTGAATACCCTGCCAGTTTCTTAGCGGCAACTACGTCACCGCCAGCCTCTTCAAAGAGGACTTCCAGAAACTTCTGTTGTCTTTCGTTTAGTTCTCTAGCCATTATTTTTTCTTTTTCTTAGTGCGTCTATTCTTTTTTGAATACGTTTATTTCTAATTTGCGCTGGAGTCAAATCCGTATTGATAGATGTGGGCGGCTGCTCTTTCATTTCTTTAGTTCGGTTATCTGTTTGTGTAACCGTACCAAATTTAAAGCCACTTGGAGATTCGGCACGTTGAGTTATCTCAGAAACTTTTTTAGGTTTATCTTTAGGTTTACTGGGTACTTTTTTAGGCTTATCTTTGGCCTTTTCTTTCAGACCTTCTTTGGACAACCCTCTATCAAAAAGAGTTTTTCCTACTGTACTTAATGCTTCGCCTATAGTATCAAGTACACCATTTTCTTCTTCATCATTTTTTCTGTTGCCCATTATTTTAATTCTCCATGATGCATGGCATGTGCCAATTTATGACTACGTGATTTTACCTGAATTGCCCACCTGCTGTCAAGCATTTCTTTTGCTGCAGTACGAAAATCTTCTTCATGAATAGCGGCCCACATCTTTTTAAACTTACATAGACGTGGCACACCCATATTAAAAGCCATGTCTACAAGTACAAGCTGACGTACAGAGTCTAAGCTGTCCACGCAAGGGTGCGCTAATAACAGTTCTTTTTCGACAATCTCTACGTCATTCTCTAATAGAAATGCAGCGTCAGCTTCAGTAATACCATGTTCGTACACTGCTTCTATGTTCGGGAAGTCCATAGCAGCTAACTCTTCTGTAGTAATGCCACGGTCTTCTAAATTCCTGCCTACGCCAATAGTATCTATGCCCAAAGTATCCTGATAGACCTCAAGGCGTAGACCTTCATGTTCAATAAGTTTTTTAATTAAGTGTGTGCGTATATACTTCATCTACTTGCCCTTTGCTTCTCTGCCCAGATAGATGCCGTACACACCCGTCATAACACCCATGATAACAGAAACAAACGCAGACTGCTGTGTTGTTGGGTCTTCAAGATTCATAAACCACTCAGCACAACGCCACGACATTGCAACAGAAGCAATCATAGTCAGCTTGGCTGTCACATTTATTTTTATATATTTGTTAAACCAATCAGCCATTACTTACACAAGTCCTCATAGCGTGTTGTGTGTAACCTGTGCTGTGACAAATCACCCACATGATTGTGTACGAATATTTTGTTGAGTATTGTTATTAGATGTTTCATTTTTTACCAAAGAATTTTGTAGCTGAACGTACTCCGAAAGAAGCAGCAACGATAACTCCAAGTGAGTACTGATACCATTCAGGCATTGAGTTGAGTTGTGCGAAACCATTTGCAACCACCTCTTCCATGCCGGGGATGAAAGCTAATATAAGGGGTATAGAAAATAAAATTGTTAGCCATTCGTCTTTCCAACTTGTAGACGAAGAACGTGCCATCTCAATGTCCCAATCAATTTCACCAGTGGCTTTCTTCTCCATGATAGTAGCTTCAGCTTTCGCTTTTGCAACTTTAGCTGTTGCAGCAGCTTTCGTTTCTTCGACTTTGCCATCCATCCAACTCCCCGCTAGATTAGCTATCGGACCTATTAGTGCTGTTAACATTATACGCCTCTTCTGAATTTGGCTGTTTTCTTTTGTATCGCTTTAGGCTGTCTGACGAATTGCTTACCAGCAGCAGTTCCTTTTCGTTTAGCACTGGTGGTGGCTGCGTACTCCTGCGGTGACAACGCTTTGATAGCCGCAGCAGGTAAGTACCGTTCTCCAGTTTTTCCAGACGGCTTCCCACTCTTAGTACCCCACTTTTGTTTTGTCCAAGCCTTTAGGCTCTTCTGTGGTCCTTTTAATGTCATATCTAAGTT